GCCGTTTAGGAGAATGAACATGGAAGATAAGGTCATTAAGATTGAACTGAAGGCCAGCCAGTGGAATGCCGTCCTCGCGGCCCTTGGCAACGGCCCGTATGTACAGGTTGCAGAGATCATCTCTGCCATCAAGTCGCAGGGCGAAGCCGCCCTTGTCCCCGCCAAGACCGAGGAGTAATAGCTATGGACCTCCAGTCAGTAATGAACATTGTGGCTGGGGGTTCATTAGCCCTTCTTGGATGGCTCGCTAGGCAGTTGTGGGACGCGGTAACCGAACTTCGCCGCGACCTTCACATGATAGAGAAAGAACTCCCGGCCAAGTACGTGCGCCGGGAAGAGTTTGCAGACGGCCTCCGCGAGATCAAAGAAATATGTTCAAAGATATTTGACAAAATTGACGCCCTTGAAACCCGAAAGGTGGACAAGTAATGGACCCAGTATCCGCCGTCGCCGGGCTTCTCAATACAGCCATAGACAAGATTTGGCCTGATCCTGCCGCGAAAGCTACCGCTGAAGCCTTGCTGATGAAGGCTCAGGCGGATGCGGCGATTGCAAGCGTCCAACAGCAGATCGACATCAACAAGATCGAAGCCGCTAGTGGCAACGTGTTTGTGAGCGGCTGGCGACCCTTTGTGGGATGGACATGCGGCGCAGCTTTTGCCGCTCACTTCATCCTGCTGCCGACCTTTAATTGGCTGGCTGAACTGTTCGGCCATTCTGCCATCGTGATCCCGTTCGACATGTCCACGCTGTCCACCGTCCTCATGGGCATGTTGGGCCTCGGGACCATGAGATCAGTCGAGAAAATGGCCGGGGTCGCACGCAAATGACCGAGAACTTCGATCTTTGCTTGGTAATGCTTCTTTCCCACGAAGGCGGCTTTGTGAATTACAAGGCGGACCCGGGCGGGATGACCAATCTAGGCGTCACGCGGCAAGCGTGGGAGATGTACGTTGGCCATTCGGTCGAAGAGGCCGATATACGCGCCCTTACGCCCGATATGGTCGCGCCATTTTACCAAAAGGCTTATTGGGACAAGGCCAAGTGCGATGTCCTGCCCTCTGGCGTAGACTATGCGGTCTTTGATATCGCCGTTCATTCCGGCGTGGCGCGGGCCGTTCGCATCCTCCAGCAAGCTCTTGGGCTTGTTGATGATGGCATTTTGGGGCCAAACACGTTGGCGGCTCTAAATGGGAAGAACATCCAAGACTTAATCAAGAAGATCTGCGATATTCGCATGACGTTTCTCCAGCATCTTCCTACATGGACGACTTTTGGTCGTGGGTGGGCCAAGCGAGTGGCTGAAGTTGAGGCCGATGCCCTGATGATGGCCGATTAAGGAGCCGAGATGACCACTGGATTGACCTACAATGATTATGTCACCCAGATCTCGACGCTGGCTGTGGTCTCTCCGACTGATAGCGCCTTTGTGACGATCCTGCCGCAGATGCTGACCTATGCGGAAAACAGGATCTACCGCGATCTCGACTTTCTCTCGACCACCCAATCTCTGACGGGTTACCAATTCACGATTGGCTCTCGGACCCTTGTGATCCCTGCGTCAAACTTTGTGACCCTCCAGCAGATCAATGTGATAACGCCAGCCACTGTCACTGTTCCCAATTCGGGAACAAGGAACACGCTGTTGCCGACCACGAAAGAGTTTATTGACAACGTCTACCCCAGTTCGACGGGCGCAGGCGTCCCGGCCTACTTTGCCATGTTTGACCAAAGCACCATCTTGGTTGGTCCGTGGCCTGACGCGACTTACTCTGTTGAGGTGGTCGGGACATATCGCCCGGCATCCCTGTCGGCCGCGAACCCGACGACATTCCTCAGCCTGTATCTGCCGGATCTCTTGATCATGGCGTCCATGATTTATGTGTCTGGCTACCAGCGCAATTTCGGCCGGGCCAACGACGATCCTCAGATGGCCGTTTCATACGAGAGCCAATACAAGACCCTGATGCAGGGCGCGATGATTGAGGAAGCCAGAAAGAAGTTCACGTCTTCTGGCTGGACCTCGATGTCTCCGACGCCTGTCGCAACACCCACACGGGGGTAAGCCATGGCCCACGCGGCTCTCAAGGTTATCCCCGGCGTTGACCAGAACAAGACGCCCGCCCTCAACGAGGCTGCGATCTCGCAGAGCCAACTGATCCGGTTTATCCCAGACCGGCAGGGCCTTGGCTTGCCTCAGAAACTAGGCGGTTGGACCAAATACTTCCAAGGCAAGTTTACCTCCGCGATCCGCAACCTTTGGGCTTGGGCGGACATCAACTCTGTCAACTACTTGGCCGTGGGGGCAGAGGCATCTCTGAACACTATCAGCAATGGCAATCTCAACATCATTACGCCGAGGACGTTTACGGATAGTTCTGCGGTTCATTTTGAAACAACAGTAGGAAACCCTGTCGTTACCGTTACTGATTATAATGGTAATTCTGTCAGCAGCTATTCTTCTGTTTACATTCAAACACCCGTAAGCGTGGGCGGTCTTGTTCTTTACGGCACATACCAATGCACCTCAAATGACACTAATACCTATTTTATCACGGCCAGAGACACGCTTGGCGCTCCAGCCCCAGCGGTATGGTCAACTGCATCTCAGGCAATCACGGTTGTCTCGGGAAATGGATCTACCGTAACGCTGACATTTGCGGCCGAATATCTGTTCCCTGTAGGCAGCACGATTACGGTCGCTGGCGTGACGCCATCTGGCTACAACGGCACCTATCTTGTGACCGAGTCCACGGCCCCAACTGGAGGCCCCAGCACGGTCAAGTACGCCAACACCACGACAGCATCCGCAACGGTTCTGGGCACTGTGTCTAACTATGGCCTTGTTCCCAAGTTTACGACATCGTCTGGCTCGTCGCTGGTAACCATCACTCTTAGCAACAACAACTACACGGTTGGGCGAGAGTTTCCGATACTTGTGTCGGTTATTGTTGGCGGCATTACAATTCCTGTTGGCAATTATTACGTCACCTCTGTCAATGTAGACGGCACATTTACTATTCAAGCGCCGTCACCAGCAACATCTACGGACACTGTTCTGATGAATAGTGGCAATGTTCAGTTCAAGTATTTTGTTGGTATTGGCCCGGCATCTCTGGGCGCTGGGTACGGTCAAGGCAATTACGGCGCTGGCAACTACGGGACGGCCAACCCCGTCGCCTCTGGCCCCACGGGAACTCCGATTACCACGACAGACTGGACCCTTGATAACTACGGGTCACTGCTGGTGGCGGTTCCCACGGGAGGCCCGGTCTATATCTACGACCCCACGTCTGGATCTTCTGTCGCTACGATCATTCCTACCGGGCCAGCGGTCAACGCCGGGGCGTTTGTGGCTATGCCAGAGCGCCAGATTGTAACGTGGGGATCGACGTTTGACGGCATCCAAGATCCTTTGCTGATCCGATACTCGGATGTGGGCGATCTGACGACGTGGGTCGGCACCACCGTCAATCAGGCGGGCAGTTATCGCATCCCCCGAGGCTCTAAGATTGTTGGTGCCCTTCAGGCCCAACAGCAGGGCCTGTTCTGGACCGACCTTGCCCTCTGGGCCATGCAGTATGTCGGGCCGCCGCTTGTATATGGGTGGAACGAGATCGGCGTTGGCTGCGGCCTGATTTCCCCTAAAGCCGCAACGGTGATGAGCGGCGTGGCTTACTGGATGAGCCAGAGCCAGTTCTTCAAGTATGCTGGCGGCGGCGTCGAGCCTATCCTCTGCCCAATCTGGGACGTGATCTTCCAAGATCTCGACACGGCGAACCTCAATTTGATCCGCGTAGCTCCGAACAGCCGGTTTAACGAGGTCGCGTGGTACTATCCAACCACTGATGTGACAAATCCTATAAAATATGCCAAATACAACATAGGTTTGAACACATGGGACTTTGGCACCCTCAGTCGAACTGCGTGGATCAACCAGTCGGTTCTTGGCCCTCCTATCGGCGCAGCAGACGGGTTCGTCTACCAGCACGAAACCTCCACCGACGCTGATGGCGCGCCTATGCTGTCGAGCTTCCAGACGGGCTATTTTGCTCTCGACGAGGCCGACCAGAAGTCGTTTGTGGACCAGATCTGGCCCGACATGAAATGGGGCTATTACGGCGGGTCGCAAAGCGCCACGGTCTCTATCACGTTCTACGCCACCGACTATGCCGGGCAGACCCCGACGCAGTATGGCCCGTTTCCAGTGACCCAATCCACGACCTACGTCACTCCTCGGATGCGCGGCCGTCTGGTCAGCATCAAGATTGACAGCAGCGATCTGGGGTCGTTTTGGCGGCTTGGAGCGATCCGTTA